AGACGCCGAATGGAAAACTTTAGATGGTAGGGCAGTTGAAGAATTTTATGCTGGTACTATAAGAGAAACTAAAGAATTTATTGAAAATCATTCAGATATTTCTAATTTTGAAGTATTTGGAAATACAGATTTTCAATATCAATATTTGGCCGAAGAATTTCCTAATGAAGTTGATTATGATCCTTCATTGCTTCAGGTTTGCTATCTAGATATTGAAACAGAATGCGAAGATGGGTTTCCTTCGATTGAAAATGCAGATCAACGAATTAATCTAATCACTCTTAGAGTCCCATCTAAGAAAGAAAAAAATAAATTTGTAACTTATAGTTTTTGTCTTCATAACAAAGAAACTATTTTAGATAAAGTTGCACCTGACCATGTAGTATTTCAATTTAATCATGAATTTGAAATGCTAGAACAATTCATTCAGTCTTGGCAGCACATAATGCCGGATATTATAACTGGATGGAATGTGCAATTCTTTGATATACCTTATCTCGTACACAGAATTAATAGAATTCTTGGAGATAGAGTTGCAAATAAATTGTCTCCTTGGGAAGTAATCAAGGATAGAAAAGTATTTGTAAAAAACAGCAACAAAGAACAAATAGCATATGAACTACTTGGTATTGCTATTTTAGATTATTTAGATCTTTATAAAAAATTTACATTTGTAAATAGAGAATCTTATAGTCTTAATCATATATGCTCGGTAGAACTTGGGGAAGAAAAAGCAAAATTTGATGGATTTAATAGCCTTCAAGAACTTTATAAAAAAGATTTTCAAAAGTTTTTACAGTATAATTATAAAGACGTACATCTTGTAGTAAATCTCGAAACAAAACTGAGATTGATGGAACTTGCAATTGCTTTAGCATATTCTGCTAAAGTTAATCTTACGGATGTGTTTTCTCAAGTTAGAACTTGGGATACTATTATTTTTAATTATTTAAATAATAAAAAAATTGTTGTTCCTATGAAAAAGGAACAAGATAAGGGCGATCAATTTGCAGGGGCTTATGTCAAAGAACCACAAATTGGGATGCATGAATGGATTGTGTCGTTTGACTTGAACAGTCTATATCCACATTTGATTATGCAATATAATATTTCCCCTGAAATGAAATATCCAAATAGAACAAAAAGAAGTAGTATCAAGATTGAGCATATTATTGATCCAGATTCCGATGAGGCCAAAACTCAATTTATACAATTAAAAGACCAACAAAGTTTTGCAAAACCATTAAATTTGGCAATTTCTGCAAATGGTGTATTTTTTTATAAAAATCGTCAAGGATTTTTGCCTGCTTTAATGGAAAAGATGTACGAAGAGCGTAAGATGTATAAAGAAAAGATGATTGAAGTTAAAAAGAAATTGAAAGAGCAGAGTAATTCTCTTTCTCCTGAGAAGAAGAAAGAGTTGGAATATGAAATTTCTAAATATCATAATTTTCAACTTGTAAGAAAAATTCAATTAAATTCTGCTTTCGGTGCTATCGGAAATCAATATTTTCGTTATTTTGATATCGATCTTGCAGAAGCAATTACTCTTTCTGGACAACTATCAATTAAATGGATTGAAAATAAAATTAATAAATTTTTAAATGAAAAATTGCAAACAGCAGATATTGATTATGTTATTGCTTCGGATACAGATTCTCTTTATATTTCTCTTGAAAAATTAGTAAAGAAATATTTTAAAAATCAAGATGATACGCAAAAAATAGTACAATTTATAAACAAAGTATCGAATGAAATGCTTCAACCATTTATTGATAATGCCTTTAATGATCTTGCAAGTACCATGAATTCATATCAACAAAAAATGAGCATGAAAAGAGAATCTATTGCAAACAAAGGAATTTGGACCGCAAAGAAAAAGTATATGCTGAATGTGTCGATGGGTGAAGAAAATATTTATCTAACGAATCCTGAATTAAAGGTTATGGGCGTGGAGATGGTTAAATCTTCTACACCAAAAATAGTTAGAGATGCTTTAAAGGAAAGCATTCATTTGATAATGAATAAGGGAAAAAAAGAACTTAGATTATTTGTAAATAATTTTAAACAAGAATTTAAATCACATCTTCCTGAAGATATAGCATTTCCTAGAAGTTGTAATAATCTTGTAACGTATAGTGATGTGGTTGATATTTATAAAAAATCAACTCCAATCGCAGTTAGAGGTTCTTTATTATACAATTATTATTTAACAATAAATAAATTAACAAAAAAATATCCATTAATTAAAGATGGAGATAAAATTAAATATATTTATTTAAAAAAACCAAATATTTGGGGAGAACATGTAGTTGCTTTCCCATCAACATTACCAAATGAATTTGATTTAAATGATTTTATAGATTATAATACTCAATATGAAAAATCATTTTTAGATCCACTAAAATTAATCCTAGATACGATTGGTTGGGAACTTGAACAACAAATAACATTATTTGACGAAATAGAGGAGGAAGTATGAGTTTTCTTAATGATTTAATTAAAAGTTCGGGCAATGAGTTTGCAAGTATAGTTGAAGATGGTCTAGAAGGTGCAGATATCAATGGATTTATTGATACTGGTAGTTACTCACTAAACGCTCTTCTATCTGGTAGCATGTATGGTGGTCTACCAAATAATAAAATAGTATGCTTTGCTGGCGAAGCAGCAACTGGTAAAACTTATTTTACAATTGGTATTGTAAGTAAATTTTTAGATAGTAATCCGGAAGGCGTAGTTCTTTACTTTGATTCAGAACAAGCTGTAACTTCTGATATGTTTAGAAGTCGCGGTGTAGACCCCAAAAGAGTTGCAGTATTTCCTGTGGCAACAATCGAAGAGTTCCGTCAACAAGCAATTACAATTGTGGATAAGGTTCTAGAGAAGCCAGAGGCAGATAGAAAGCCTATGATGATTGTTCTTGATTCTCTTGGTATGTTATCGACTACAAAGGAAATGGCAGATACTGCAGAAGGAAAGGGAACTAGAGACATGACCCGTGCTCAAGTTATTAAGAGCACATTTAGAGTTCTTACAATTAAACTTGGTAAGGCTAAGATTCCTTTGATCATGACTAACCACACTTATGATGTTGTGGGTTCATATGTTCCAACAAAGGATATGAGCGGTGGTGCTGGACTTAAATATGCAGCATCTATCATTGTCTATCTTTCCAAAAAGAAGGATAAAGATTCTGAAGGTGGTGTTATTGGTAATATTATCACTAGCAAATTATTCAAGAGCAGATTGACTAAAGAAAATAGTGCAGTTGCAGTTCAACTAAACTATGACAAAGGTTTGAATAAGTACTACGGAATGGTTGACATTGCTTTAGAATGTGGTATATTCAAGAAGGTTTCAACAAAGATAGAATTACCTGATGGTAAGACTGTATTTGAGAAGCATCTTGTTGAAGATCCAGATAAGTACTTCACAAAAGAAGTGATGGTTGCTTTGGAGGCAGCTGTCGGTAAGCAATTCAAATATGGTCAACCATCAGCCGAAGGAAATGAATGACTATAGAAAAGTTAGTTCTAGAAAATCTTCTGTATAATGAAAGTTACTCTAGGAGAGTTCTTCCTTTCTTGAAGGAAGATTACTTTGGTGATCTTTCGCAGAGGCATGTGTATAATCTAATACAGGGTTTTTATAATGATTATAATAAACCACCAACTAGAGAGGTATTGGATCTTTCTATCAATGGATCTACCACTTTAAATCAAAAGCAGGTAGAAGATTGTACGTTATTAGTAAATGCTCTGTCATCTGAAAACAAGCAAGATGAGCAATGGCTTGTCGATGAAACTGAAAAGTTTTGTAAAGATAAAGCAATTTATAATGCAATTCTAGAATCTATTCATATCATTGAAGGAAAAGATAAGACTAAGACTACTGATGCTCTTCCGTCTATTCTTTCTGATGCTCTTGGTGTATCTTTTGATACAAAGATTGGTCACGATTATATCAAGGACGCTGAACTTCGATATGAATTTTATCATAAGCCGGAGCAAAAGATTTCTTTTGATCTAGATTATTTTAATAAAATTACCAATAATGGTGTATCGAATAAGACTTTGAATGTCGTTATTGCTGGTACTGGTGTAGGTAAATCTTTGTTTCTATGTCATCATGCTGCAAATTGTCTTGTTCAAAATAAGAATGTTCTTTACATTACTTGTGAGATGGCAGAAGAGCGAATTGCAGAACGCATAGATGCTAATATTATGGATATTACTTTGGACGAGTTAAAGACTCTTCCTAAAGATATCTATGCAAAGAAGTTATTCAATGCCACTAGAGGCGTTAAGGGTAAGTTAATTATTAAAGAATATCCAACTTCTACTGCAAATGCAAATCATATGCGCCATTTGTTGGATGAACTTTATCTAAAGAAGAAGTTTAAACCAGATATTGTGTTTATTGATTATCTCAATATTTGTGCATCTAGCCGTTTCAAACAAGCAGTAGTAAATTCTTATACT